CAGTAGCCACGTTAATAACCTCCAGTTCAAATTGATTAACGGCTCTATGATAAGCCTGAAGGGTGCTGACCGACCAGAGACTATGCGAGGGGTGTCCTTGAAGTTTTTGGTTATGGACGAGTATGCCGACATGAAGCCAGAGGTCTGGGAGCAAATCCTACGACCTGCACTAGCTGACTTGAAGGGTGATGCCTTGTTTATTGGTACACCGATGGGACGCAATCATTTCTATGACTTGTATCAGCATGGGATGTCAGGCGATGACCCAACCTTTGCTGGCTTCCACTTCACCTCCTTTGATAACCCCCTACTTGACCCTGAAGAGATTAATGCTGCTAAAACCAGTATGTCATCTTTTGCATTCCGTCAAGAATTTTTAGCTTCCTTTGAGGCTGCGGGTGGTGAGTTGTTTAACGAGAAGTGGATTAAGTTCGACAAGAAAGCACCAAAAGAGGGCGAATATTACATTGCCTGTGACTTGGCTGGCTTTGAAGAAGAAGGCAGTAAGGGTGTTAAGAACAAGAGGCTGGACAACACAGCCATTGCCATTGTTAAAGCAAACGAAGACGGCTGGTATGTAGAGAACATCATATACGGACGCTGGGATGTACGAGAGACAGCCAAGAAGATATTCGATGCTGTTGCTAAGTATGAGCCGGTGGCAGTCGGGATTGAGAAAGGTATTGCTAAACAAGCGGTGATGCCTTATCTGTCAGACGTTATGAAACGGACTCAGACATTCTTCCGGGTTGATGAGTTAACTCACGGTAACAAAAAGAAGACTGATCGTATTGTTTGGTCGTTGCAAGGTCGTTTTGAGAATGGCTACGTTACGTTGAACAAAGGCGATTGGAACGCTGAGTTCTTAGACCAACTGTTTCAATTCCCCAACAAGTTAGTACATGACGATTTAATTGACGCACTCTCATACATTGAACAACTGGCTAAAGTAGCTTATGTGTTTGATTTTGAGGAAGATGACTACGAACCTATGGACGCTACGGCAGGATATTAATATGTATAAAAAAGATAAGCAGTATATAAAGCAGACAGCCGAAAGTTGGGTCATCGATAAGGCCGACCAATGGCGCGACCACTACTCTAGTAACTATGAGAAAAAGTTTGATGAATACTACCGTCTGTGGCGTGGTATTTGGGCCGCTGAAGACAAGATTCGTGAGAGTGAGCGGTCGCAATTGATCTCTCCTGCCCTCCAGCAAGCCGTTGAGAGTTCAGTAGCCGAGATTGAAGAGGCAACCTTTGGGCGTGGTAAGTGGTTTGACATTAAAGATGACCACAAAGACCCCGATAGCAAAGACATTGCCTACCTACGTGAGCAACTATCAGAAGACTTTAACTTTACTAAGACCCGCAAGGCTGTTGGTGAGGTTTTAATCAATGCTGCCGTGTATGGAACGGGTATGGCTGAGTTGGTTATCGAAGAAGTTAACGAGATGAAGCCAGCAACGCAACCTATTATGGAAGGTGCAATGCAAGCAGTCGGCGTTACCGTTGAAACTCGTGTTGTAGTTAAGCTGCGACCTGTTCAACCGCAGAACTTCTTGATTGACCCAGTAGCCTCCACCATTGAAGATGCTTTAGGTATCATTATTGATGAGTTTGTGCCTCGTCATCAGGTTCAAATGGGTATTGATTCCGGTATCTACAAGGATGTTGAGCTAGAAGACGCTGATACCGACACAGATATTGAACCCGACAAAGAGTTAAGTACCTACGATGACGACAAGGTGCGTCTAACCAAGTATTATGGCCTAATCCCCCGCCACATCTACACAGCTACGTTAAAAGAGTTCTCAAAAGACGAAGATGACGAAGATGACCTAGATAGCGAGATTGACCCAGAGACCGATGAGGACGAAGAAGAAGAAAAGGGCTACGTTGAAGTAATCATTGTTATTGCTAACGAAGGCCAACTGCTTAAGATTGAAGAAAACCCCTACATGATGCAAGACCGTCCTGTTGTGGCTTTCCCTTGGGACGTTGTACCCGGCAGGTTCTGGGGTCGTGGGGTCTGTGAGAAGGGCTACAACAGCCAGAAAGCCCTTGATGCAGAGCTACGTGCCCGTATCGATGCCCTAGCCCTCACAGTGCATCCTATGATGGCTATGGACGCTACTCGTATGCCTCGTGGTGCTAAGTTGGAGATTCGTCCCGGCAAGACTATTCTTACTAACGGTAACCCATCTGAAATCTTGCAACCATTCAAGTTTGGTAACCTAGATCAAGTCTCCTTTGCCCAAGCCGCTGAGTTGCAGAAAATGGTGCAGATGGCTACAGGCGCTATTGACGCTGCTGGTATCCCCGGCTCTATTAATGGCGAGGCTGCTGCCGGTGCGGTGTCCATGTCTTTAGGTGCAATCATTAAACGTCACAAGCGTACCTTGGTTAACTTCCAAGAGAGCTTCCTGATACCAATGATTGAGAAGACAGCGTGGCGTTACATGCAGTTTGACCCAGATAACTATCCTGTGTCTGATTATAAGTTTGTGCCTTCATCCTCACTTGGTGTTATCGCCCGTGAATACGAAGTAACCCAACTTGTTCAGTTGTTGCAGACGTTAGGTCAAGATAGCCCTATGTACCCAATGCTGGTATCTAGCGTTATTGACAACATGGGCTTAACAAACCGTGAAGAGTTGATGGAACAGTTGAAGCAAATAAACCAACCACAACCTGAACAACAACAGATGCAACAAGCTCAACAGCAGATGCAGATGGCAACGGTACAAGCTCAATTGCAATTGCTACAGGCTCAAATCGCTAAGACTAATGCAGAAGCTCAAGAAACGCAAGTTGATACGCAGATTGCACCACAGATTGCTCAGGCTAAATTGGTAGCGGCTTTGTCTAATAACTTAGATACAGGCGGCGGCGATGAGAAAGCAATGGAGCAACGCTTCAGAATGGCTGAGTTGTTGTTAAAGAAAGAGGACATCGACAGCAATGAGCGAATTGCCACAATGCAGATGCAAAACAAAGCAAAGCCCGGAATGCACAGAATGCCTGACGGTAGCATGATGGCGAATAATGATATGTAATTAGACAGCCCTAGGGCCGTTAGCACTCCGGGGGTAGTGTGTCGAAAACCCCCAACTAATTGCAAATAACACTTGACATTTTATACAAAGTGTGGTATAATAACAACATCTCTCCTAACAACGAAAGGAAAAAGAGATGGATAAAGATTTACAAGATTATTACGAGAATTTACTGGACTTGTTTACGACTCCGGGATGGAAGCAATATATAGAAGATATCTCCGACAATATGGAAATGCTTCAGGATATTACTACTATCCAAGATGAAAAACAATTCTGGCATAGGCGCGGACAACTCGAAGCGGTATCACGTATCATTCAATACGAATCTTCAATTAAAAACAGCTACGAAGATTTTGAGAAAGATGCCGATGACTAAACGTATTTACGAGTTTATCTGCCCAAGCGACCACCTTACCGATGCATATATTGACTCCGAACTCCGGATAACCAATTGTAAGGTATGTGGTCAACCTGCTAATCGCATAGTTAGCACTCCTATGGTCAAACTTGAGGGCGTGACCGGAGATTTTCCCGGCGCACATGCGCAATGGGAACGGAAGCGAAACGAAAAGATTAAAGCAGAGAAGAAGTACAGCCCCACCGAATAGGTATAAGGGTTATTTTAATTTCCACAATACATTCTATGTACGGAGAAAACATGGCAACATTTTTAGACGAGGGTGATGACCTTCAACCAGACGAATTCAGCTCAATTAATGAGGAACAAGAGGTAGAGACCCCTGAAGAGGATATTTCTCAACCCCCTGAAGAAGACGACATACCTGAAAAGTATAGGAACAAGAGCGTAAAAGACATTGTTCGTATGCACCAAGAAGCTGAAAGAGCTATGGGCAAGCAGGGTAGTGAAGTCGGTGAATTACGCCGTGTGGTTGATGATTTTGTCAAATCTCAAACCGTCAACAAAGCCCCCGATGTCGAAGAGGAACTAGATTTCTTCTCAGACCCAGATAAAGCCATTGCACGGGCTATTGATAAACATCCAAAGATTAAGCAAGCTGAACAATATACAGCGCAGATGGCAAAGGCGGAAGCCCTAGCTAACCTCAAGCAATCTCACCCTGATTTCCAAGAAGTGTTGCAAGACGCTGGGTTTGGAGAGTGGATTACAAAGAGCAATGTGCGTAAGGAATTGTTTCAACGAGCAGATCAACGGTATGACTTTGATGCAGCACATGAGTTACTGTCAACTTGGAAAGAAAGAACACAAGTTGTTAATAACACAGTGAAAGCAGAGAAGGCTACACGATCAAATGCAATACGAGCTGCCTCAACAGGTAGTTCAACAGGTTCTGGCGAGAGTCTCAAGAAAACATACCGCCGCGCTGACATCATTGATCTCATGCAAAGAAATCCTGACCGCTATCAAGCATTACAACCTGAAATTATGGCTGCATATGCTGAGGGTCGGGTAAAGTAAAATTTTTAAACTAAAAGGAAATTAAAATGGCCTATCCTACCCCCCAAGTTACCAAAGCAACTGGTGCTGTATTTATCCCTGAAATCTGGTCTGACGAAGTTATTGCTGCTTACAAGCAAAACTTAGTTATGGCTAACCTTGTCTCCAAGATGTCCTTCAAGGGCAAAAAGGGCGACACATTGCACATTCCAAAGCCAACGCGCGGTACTGCTTCTGCTAAAGCTGCTTCTACCGCCGTTACTTTGATTGCTGCTACTGAGACTGAAGTTCAAGTTGTTGTTAACCAGCATTTTGAATACTCACGTTTCATTGAAGACATTGCTGAAGTTCAAGCCTTGTCATCTATGCGCCGTTTCTACACTTCTGACGCTGGCTACGCTTTGGGCAAGCAAGTTGATACCTCTATTATCGAACTAGGTGCAAGCCTACAAGGTGGTAACGGTACTTCTGCCTACAACGGCGCTGTGTTGGCTGGTGACGGTTCTACTGCTTACGTTGCTGGTACTACTGCTGGTACTGCATTGACTGACGCTGGTATTCGCAAGATGATTCAGAAGTTGGATGATGCTGATGTGCCAATGGACGGTCGTTCTATTGTATTGCCACCTGTAGGCCGTAACGTGATGATGGGTATTGCCCGTTTCACTGAGCAGTCTTTTGTCGGTGATACTGGTTCAGGTAACACTATCCATAACGGTCGCATTGGTGACGTATATGGTATGATGGTTTACGTGTCTACCAACGCTGCTACCTCTTCTACTGTAACTGACCGCATTGGTTTGATGTTCCACAAAGAAGCCTTTGTTTTTGCAGAGCAGATGGGCGTTCGCTCACAGACTCAGTACAAGCAAGACTTCTTGGCTACATTATACACTGCTGACACGTTGTACGGTGTTAAAGAGTTGCGTGATGACGCTGGTGTTGCTTTCGCAATGCTTGGTTAATAGCTAGACTGGGGACTCTTTAGGGAGTCCCCTTTCATGTTTGTAGAGTTTATTTACAAAAGTGAATTCTACAAACAAGGAGAATATATGGTTGAATTTGTATGTAAACAAGGTGGTTCTATTGTTACCTTTACTTTAGATTATGATATTAAGCAGATGAGAGAACACCCTGACTTTGTAGAAGTAATTAAAGATAAAGAAAAGAAACCTGTAGTTAAGAAACCAACAAAGGAATGATATGGCAATCTATCGCGGAATAGGCGGCGCAGGAGATAGTAACACAGATGCGGCTATAGCTGATGTAACAGAACAAGCAGTACTTGCATTTAACTCAGCCACAGGAGCAGCTCTAAGCGCCTCAAATGCAGCCGGTAGTGCGAGTACCTCTGACAACAGAGCAACTGCTTCAGCTAATAGCGCCACTGCTTCGGCTAACAGTGCCACAACTTCAGGCAACAGTGCCACGGCTTCCGCTAACAGCGCCGCTGAATCTGCAGCCTCTTACGACTCTTTTGATGACCGTTACTTAGGCCCAAAAAGTACAGCACCTACAACGAACAATGACGGTGATGCGTTAATTACTGGTGCGTTGTACTTTGACACTGTAGATGAGTCAATGAAAGTGTGGGATAGTTCTGCTTGGCTTGATGCATATGCTTCTTTGTCGATTGCTTTAATTAAAACCAATAATCTTAGCGACTTACTTAATGTCGGTGTTGCACGTACTAACCTTGGATTGGGTACTGCGGCTACCACAGCTTCGACTGACTACGCTACGGCAGCTCAAGGTTCTACGGCAGACTCAGCTACACAACCTGCTGACTTATCGGCTGCTATTCTTGTGGCTGTACCGGCTCAAACAGGCAACACCGGCGAGTTTCTAACAACTAATGGTACTGTTACTTCATGGGCGGCAGTGGATGCTCTACCCGACCAAACTGGAAATAGCGGTGAGTATCTGACAACTAATGGCACTGTGGCTTCATGGGCAGTGCTGGACTTAACAACTAAGGCAGATGTAGGTGGAGCAAACGCTACCGGCACTTGGCCTATTGCAGTGACTAACGGACTTATTAACACATCGACCATTAACGGAGGAACTTACTAATGGCAAATACAATTATTCTCAAAAACAGTTCAACAACC